TAAATTCTTACCTGAACTAGCTTCAGTAAGAACTTCTATTTGTTTTATTTTATCATTAAATTTATACATTTGTTCTCTTTATGGGTCCATTATAACACAATAAGCAAGAAAAGTCAAGCATTTGTTTGGTTCTATTTATCTCATTAAAATAACTTACCAAAGGGGCCAAATCGAGCGCCTTTTTTCTCTGCAAGATATAACATATCAGTTAATAATTCATTTCTTTTAGAATTTGTTAAATTGATAATATAACACACAAAATCTAATTGTTGCAATTTAGATGTAGATACACCATTACTTTGGTCTGCTGAATTAAATGATTTAGTCATATTATCAATAAACTTATTGTTAGTAATACCTGTATCTATATTATCTTGAAACTTTTGTTTATTAACCATAATAAATTTATCTAAATATTTCTTTTCTACATTTTTAAACTCATCAGCTGTTTGTGGGTATAATCGCCAGTTATTTTTAAAATCTTTAATACCATATTCTGGCAATAATGCTGCTAACATATCTAATGGTACTTTACCTAATCTGGCTGCGCCAGCACCTATCTTTGTTGGTTCAAACTTTAAATTATTAAAACCTTTAGAGTTTTGTCTTAACTGAAACTTGGCACCTGCTGTGCCTGATTTAATTGTAATTACTGTATCTGTAGTGCTTAATGTACCATCTGGTTTAGAAGTCATTATCATTCTAATGCTATCTAATTCAAGTTTATCAGCTTTTGGTATATTAGAAACCATATTTACATCTTCCCACCTAGCAGTTTTACCTGTAACAGCTTTTAATGATACACCTACAAGTGTCTTGTTTTTATACATCAACCTCATAGTATCGTTCAATTTACTTATACTAGGATTACTACCTTCAACACTTTCTTCTATTTCTTTTCTAACTTTTTTTTCATTTTTAATCATCCAAATATCAGCAGGATTCCATGAATCTTTTTTAGAGATGCCAAATTTTTCTATGATTAGTTTCGTTATGAAGTCCATAAAACCACCATCTCTATTAATTTCTGTAAAACCAGAACCTGCATATAAAGATTTTATCTTTAAACCTTGTGCATATAAACCTTGTAACCAATTATCATTGATTTGAGGATATACTTTTACCAATCTATTAAAGAATGGTTCATCTTTGGCTATTGCTTCAGGTGAGTTGTATGTTTTATTTTCTTGTAAAACTCTTTTCACCATCTCTAGTGAAGCTCGTTCTTGCATGGCAGTTGTAAATCCGTCTGAGGCATTAACTGAAATTTTACCTGTTTCTAAAAATCTTAATGTACCTACACCAAAGTCAACAACAGAAGACTTTTTACCACCACTAGTAACGATTTTAGCTTTATCATCGTTTTTTAATAAAGTTCCAATAGCCAAAAAGTTTTTAGTAGATACTTTTACAATATGAATTTTTGAAGGTGAAAATTTAGTATCATCAGCAAAAAAAGCACCTTCTTGCATTTTGTCAAAATAAGGTTTACTGCTTTTGAATAAATCAGGGGTGAAGTGTTTTTTTATTCCAAGTTTTGTGGTTATATTGAAAGCCATACTTCTCCTTTGTATTAGTCTATTTATGCTATAGCATAACACACTTATCGGATGATGTCAATCTCTTTTTCGCCTGTCCACACTTCTATATCATTTCTTAATCTATTATCTTTCTTTAGATTCTCATATCGATTACTAGCTTTCTTCTTCCACCATTCAATGATATTTTCTAGATTATGTTTTTCATAATTTTCTTTATCTTTGATTATCTTATCAGTTTTGCCTGTAACGATATCTATGAAGTTCTTGATACCATAATTTGAGACATAGTATCTTTTCTTTTCAGTTAGATTCAATGCGTTCTTAATAGTATTCTCGAAGCCTTCATATTCTGGTGTGCCTTTAAGTGCAACTTTCGTTAATGACATTATCTTATTTGATATCTTCAATTTACGAGATGTAGCATCAGCTGGCACCAAAGGTTCGCCAATGGCAGCTTCAACATATTTCTTTAAATCTTCATATATTGGTCCATGCATCATGGGAAGAAAAGCAGAATCAGTCAAACCTTTGAATCTTATTAATGGTTTCATACCATCATACTGTGAGGACGCCTTGGAACTGCCATACAAACTTGTTGTTTCAAACATACAGGTGTTCATTTTATATTTGGCGTTAAGCCTTTCACGAACCCAATGCGAACAACATATAGCGGCCAATAATTTGCCACCAAGATAATTAAAACCGAATGGTTGCGATGGCACAATCACAAAACCCATCATAGTGGTTTTATTAAATGCTGAAGCTCCTTCTGCAGTTTGCGAGAAGACTGACTCCAACATCTGGTTTCTTGGTTTCATATTAATTACTGGAGAACCAAGGCGTATAAACCCGACCCATTTCTGAGTATTTTTTTCTAATACAGCCAACCTTAAACATCTACCAGGAATACTGGTCATATTAGAGTGAGACGAAATCATATTGAGATATATGTCCCATTTGTCTTGTGGTAATTCCACAATTTCTAAATCCATATCTCTTGGATGAATACTAAAATCTGTAAATAAATCTTCTTCTGGTCCCATGCCTGGTAAAACAAAAGGCCTATCAGCCAAAGAGTTTAGTTTCTGGTCACGAATGTAGTCATCAATTCTTTCAAATCGGTCAAAGTAATCTGAATAAACTTTTGCACAATGAACTGCCTGTTCTTTGGTTAATCTCATATTTTAAAATCACCATATCCATTTTTACTACTCTCACGACTGCCAAATGTATTTACTGGTTTATCTGCCTGTGTACCAGTATCTAATAGTTCAAGTTGTGCTGATGGTTCTGCATCATACAATCTCATTTTAGCTCTATCAATACCTACAACGAATCTTTTATAATAAGAAGGGTCATTGTATCTATTCTTTAATTGTTTAACCATGATTTGACCAAGGCCTTCAAGTTCTTCATTATTAATTAAAGCAAACATAAAGTCAGCAGTTGCTGGCAAGCCAAATGATTCTGAAGTATCTTCTAGACCAGGGTCTGAACTAGTAAAGCCACCTCTTGTGGTTTGTGTAGCAGACATTATTGGAACATTTGCTTCTACAGCCAAACCTCTTAGTTCTTCTGCAATCGATTTAATATATGAATAACTATTTACATTAGAACCTGGTCTTATACGAGCAGATGTACATATATTTAAATAATCAATAAAGATAATTTCTGGTTTGAAACTCTTCTTTAAAGCAAGTTCATTGATAAGAGCTCTGAAGTGTAATGCAGAGGCAGCCGCAGTAGGATATTCTTTGATGATTAATTTACCATGAGTTTTACTTTTTAAGTTCTCGAATTTAACATTAAAATCTTTCTTACTTAATGTATGTAAATCGGTCATTGTAACATCTAATAAGTTAGCATCAATTCTTTCTGCAATCTTTTCTTCTGACATTTCTAAAGTAATGTATAAAACATTTTGGCCTTGAGATAAACAATTTGCAGCCATGTGACACATGAATAATGATTTACCAACACCAGTACCAGCAAGAGCAATGTTTAGAGTCTTGACTGGAAGACCGCCTTTAGTAATCTTATTGAATAGGTCTAAATCAAACTTAACTTTGTTTTCTACTTTATGCATCATCTCAAATCTGGCATCTTGGTCTTCAGTGTAATCGTGACCAACATGGCTATCAAAAGATACACCAAGGGCATCTGATAGTAGTTTTGGTATTTCACCTTTTGGTTTTTTGTGTTCTTTGTCATCAAGTATTTGAACTGAATCCATAATAGCATTATAGATTGCTTTGTCTTGACAGAACTTTTCGGTCTCATTAATTAACCATGCTGTATCAGTTGGTTCATTCTTAGTGAGATGAATTTGTTTTAGAAGTTCAATAGATTCAGAAACTTGAGTTTCATTCAAGTCCTTCTTCTCTGTAAAATTAATTACAAGAGCTTCATGTGTTGGTGGGTTTTTGTACTGTTGAATAAAATCAAAGACTTCTTTGAAGACTATCTTTTCAGAATTGTCAGCAAAGTATTC